GCAGCAACTGGAGGCGACGTTGGCCGAGCACTGGTTACTACAACGGGAAGCATCTTAGGCGGTCTAGCTGGTGGTTACTTCAGCGCTGGACTTGGCTCAATCGCCGGTTCAATTGCTGGTGGGGAAATTGCAGACTTTATCCACAGTAATATATTTGGGAAAGACTACAGCAAGGACCAATACAACAGGGCTCCTGACATTGACACCAACAAGCTAAACCTAGAATTTAGACCGTAAAGAAAGGCTGATATGGCTGCCGGCACGTATAACACCACGATTGACAAGGGGTCTACCTTTAGCCTTACCGTGACATACAAGGACGCCTCAGACACCGTTGTCAATCTGACCGGTTGGACTGCCAGAATGCAGATCAGGGAGACGCCGGCATCTGCGTCAACTCTTCTTACGTCAACAGGTGGAAGCCCTACAATTACAATCACTAATACTAACTTTGCTACAGGTGTAATACTGATTACAATCTCTGCAACCAACACAGCTACGCTGACTGTTCCGGTTGCCTACTACGACATTGAAGTAGAAAGCGCTGCCGGAGTTGTCCGAAGGATTATGCAGGGCAGGCTTTCAATTAGCCCGGAGGTGACACGATGAGCGACGTACAGGAACTTATCCATTATGTTGAAGTACTAGACGCTGGGCTAATCGTAGGTCCTACGGGAGCTACTGGGGCGACCGGCTCTACTGGAGCAACTGGATCTACCGGAGCAACTGGACCTACTGGATCTACCGGTGCAACTGGAGCTGCTGGTCCTGCCAACACTCTTTCTATTGGAACAGTTACTACTGGGGCCGCTGGCTCGAGCGCATCGGCAACTATTACAGGAACTGCGCCAACTCAGACGCTAGGCCTGACCATTCCGAGAGGAGACACTGGTGCTACTGGTGCGACTGGCCCTACTGGAGCTACTGGAGCGACTGGCCCTACGGGTCCTACTGGTCCGCAAGGGGCCACTGGCCCTACGGGACTTACTGGCCTTACTGGTGCTACGGGCCCGACGGGACCGACTGGACTTACTGGACCGACTGGACTTACTGGACCTGCTGGTACTACGGGCGCGCAGGGGGCAACTGGTCCTGCTGGACCGACTGGCCCTACGGGACTTACTGGACCGGCTGGTACTACGGGCGCGACTGGAGCTACAGGATCTGCTGGAGCAGCGGCGACGATTGCCGTAGGAACTGTAAGCACAGTCGCTTACGGTTCTGCCGCAACAATTACAAACGCAGGAACGTCAGCAGCTGCTGTATTTAACTTCAATATCCCAGAGGGCGCCCCTGGTTCCGGGGGAGGGGCATCAGTAGGAAGCGCATCACCACTACAGCTCGGAACTGCCGCAGCTGGTACTAGCGCATCTGCTAGTAGGCAAGACCACGTTCACCCAACTACAGGGCTATCCCTAACTGGTCATGGACACGCTCAGGCAGATGTCACCGACCTAACCACAGACCTTGCTGACAAAGTATCAAAGACTATTGTTGATGCCAAGGGAGATCTTATTGTTGCCACAGCAGCAGACACAGTAAGTCGACTAGCCGTATCTGTAACGGCAGGTGACGTACTCACTGTAGACTCATCGACACCTACAGGACTTAAGTGGGCTGCTCAGTCTGGTGGAGGAATCACAGCCACCAGTGGAGACACATTCCAGAACAAAACGATTAACCTAACAAACAACACTGTATCAGGAACACTTGCCCAGTTCAACACTGCCGTAAGCGACGCCGACATTGCATCTATTGCAGGACCAGAAACGCTTACAAACAAGACTCTTACACTACCAGCAGTTGACAACTTTAAACTAGCGTCAACCACAACTACAGTTGCATCAAGCACTTTTACAGTATTAACCAGTTCTTCAAATAGAACTCAGTTTTTTACAGGTTCTGGCTCCAGCGCAGGAGTTACACTTCCAGATACATCAACACTTGAACTTGGAAGAACTTTTGATATATTTTGGTCTGTGTCAGCTAGTGGAACTATAAGAACGAGCACGCTATCAAATCTTTCCACAAGTCTTGCTAGTAACAGTGGTCACGGAATGTATAGGGTAACATGTGTAAGCACTTCTAGCAATGCCACTACTGCGTGGAGATTGAGCGCTACCGGTGCCCCAATTGGAACTGGAGCATTAGTCTTTAGCTCAGGTTCAACACTTAGCAACGCAACTCTGGACAATGGAATTAAGTTGGCACATGCTTCTGTGGCATCCTCTGCTGGGTCAACAACGCTTTCAGCCACTTCGAATATTCTTTTAACCGTAACAGGTACAACAACTCACACTGTTGCAACACCATTAACAAATATCATAGGTCAACTTTGGGTAGTTAGGAATAACAGTACAGGAAATGTGGCTGTTCAAACAAATTCTGCAGAGTTGCTTGCAATTCTATCAACAGGCCAAGCAGTTATGCTTTACCCTATTTCAACTAACGCAACTACGGCAGCAAACTTTATAGTTTTTTATCTTAGCGGAAGCGATGCAGTAAACACAGTCACACTTACTGGATCTGGTACTTGGACTATTCCATCTGGAGTCACCAGGCTAAAGGGAGCTCTGCTTGTTGCAGGAGGTGCAGGAGGGGCCTCTGGAGAAGGGGGAGTTAGAGGTACCACAAGTGCAGCTGCAGGAGGAGCCTCTGGATCAGGCGGTAACGGGATGTACTACCAAAATATTTATGTCGGAGGCACTTCAACACTATCTTACTCTGTTGGCGCAGGTGGCGCTGGTGGAACTGGTACCGCAGCAACTAAAGCCCAGGGTGCTACGGGCCCAGTTACTAGTACACTAACAGGCGGAGCAGCTGGCGTTAATAGCACTCTAGGTGCATATCTTACCTCTTCCGTTGGAACAACTACTGGATATGAACTCGTATATGACATTAGAGGTTCAAATAGTGCAAGCGGAGCTTCGTCTGGCGCTGCTGCTGGAACAAATGGTTCTGCTGCATCAATTCCTCAAGTAGAAGACTTCTTTGGAAACGTATTCTGTCCCCGCGACAGTCTCAAATCTGTTGGATTCTTTAATGCAAACGCATATGGGGCTGGAAACGCAGGTTCTGCTGGTACGGCAACTGCAACACTATCAGCAAAAGCAACAACCGCTTCTGGCGGTGCTGCTGGAGTTACTGGATATTTTGCAGTGAACAGCGGCGGTGGTGGAGGTACGACTTCAAGCTCACTTGCAGCTTCTGCAGGAGGAGATGGATATCGAGGCGGGTCTGGTGGCGGTGGGGCAGCCCACTACTACTCAACTGCAGCTGATGCAGCATCATCGGCAACGCTTGTTGGTGGAGCTGGTGGTGCTGGCCTGGCCGGAACTGGTTGCGGAGGCGGAGGTGGAGGAGCAGCCTACATAATTAATACCAACGCTACCGGGTATTCAAACCTAACAGCATCAGCAACCCCTGGAGCTGGTGGCGCTGGCGGCAGTGGCACAATCATTATATGGTGGTAATATGAAAAGATATTTGTTTTTAAATAAAGAAAATATTGTTGTCCACCTAGTTGAAGGTGATCACAGTCAAGAGACTATGGATCAATTCCTTAACGACTTTGGCATTATGTTTAATGCTGTTTCCTATAAAGAAGTTGATGTATTGAGCAATGTTTGGCTTGATTGGACATTTAATGGTGAATCATTTGTAAACGAAACATCTCCAGAGAAATAGTAATGACCAAGAGCCAGTCTGACCAGATCCTAGAGCGACTTGAGCGTATTGAGGGAGACCTTGCCACGATCAAGCAAGAGCTTGCCGAGACTAGAGGAGCTTTCAGACTTGCAAAATTTGTCATAGCTCTTCTTGGCGTAAGTGGACTTGGAGGTGTAACAGCATGGCTAGCGGGACAGGGAAAGTGAACAAGCTTAAGATCCGAAGCCAGCTAGACCACGTAGAGGCTGGCGGCATTCTAGACGACTGTGGACCATCAAGCGCTGCGTGCGCCTCTTCTTGGGTCCTGGGCAAGGATATTACAGCAGCAGAAGGTATTAAGGCCAAAGAGAAGGCGACAGGGTTTAAGGAGAAGCAGGGTGTCAGCGACAACGGCTCAAGTCTATGGGATTTAATAAAGACCTGCAAGGTACTTGGCGCCAACGCCAGATATCCAAAGGACTGGGACGACTGCGTAGCAAGCGCCAAGAAAGGTGCTGCCCTGATCATCAATGTAGATGCCGCAAAGAACTACCCGCCACAAGCGATCAGCTCGTGGCACCAGAGGTACGTAGGGCGCCATAAGGGGGCCACTTACGGCCACATGGTAGCTGCCGCATATGACGCAGAGCTGGGCTGGCAGTTTGCCGACCCAACATTTACCGGCAAAGGCAAGGAGCAGTTTGCGGTTCTAGTAACCGAAGTGCAGCTCAAGTCTATTGCCTCAAGTAAAGGTGAGGCACCGTTTAAGCGTTGCATCATCGTAAAGAAGTAGGAGAAATATGACTAAGGAAAATAAGGCGCTACTCGCATCCTGGGGTCGGTCATTCGTGGCCGCATGCCTAGCACAGTTCTTAGCTCTTGGCGGTTCCGCTTTTGACATTAACGGAGACGCCCTAAAGAGCGTTATTGCCGCAGGTCTTGCAGCTGTACTACCAGTTGTCCTTCGATGGCTAAACCCTAACGACAAGGCGTTTGGCTACACAGGAGAGTAATGAACCTAGCGCCCGTACTTGAACGGTGCGCCGCGTGCAGGAGCCCGTTTGCCGAACAGATTAATCAGAGGATGGCAAACGGGCAACCTGACACGAAGGTTAGCGACTGGCTAAAGGAGAACAACTCTTACATCTCAAGGATTACCCTTGGTGGCCACAGGCGCAACCACCTGACTAACGAATACCAGACGGCAAAGGCTGCAGTAATCAAGAAGTTCAAGAAGAATCAAGACAAGCTTAAGGCTGACGGAGATCTTGCAGCACTGGTTAAGGGACACGTGATCGCAATGGTAGAAGCCGGAGAGCTTGTGCCAACACTAGCGGAGGGCCTGAGGGCTCAAGAGATGATTGACCGTAGGGTTGAGAAGTCTGCAGACAGGGAACTGTCGGTGACTCTAGCAGGAATCCTGGGCGGAGGTCCTGTAGTAAACATGATTGAAATGGAAGCTGAGGAGATTGAAGAAGCTTGAACATCACAAGCCAGGTGGCCTCAGATCTTCTGAGGGGCAGGAACGACCCAGTGTTCTTTGCCGACAGGTGGCTGGGCATAATTCTTCACCCGGGACAGATTGAGTGGGTAAAGGGCATTGCAGCTAGGGATGACTCTGGCTGGAGGCCAAAGTACCTAACAACAGTATGCTCCGCCGGCAACCGAGCTGGCAAGACTCTTGGTATGGCAGTGGCAGTATTCCACAGTGCGTTCTACAAGCTGGGGGTTGAACCTCCCGACGGTACCGAAAAGGACGCCATGAGATGGCAGACTGCCCCATACGAGTGGTACCACGTGGGAATCCAGCAGGAGACAGCAGAGCTGGTCCACAGGGAGATTTCAATGATTCTAGAGGGCGGTCACCCTGCACAGAGAGGCAGGGGCTGCCCCCTAATTACCGAACTAGGACGGGTTGTTGAGCACACCAAGAAGTACCGAGGCGAGTACCTGTGGCTGCAGTTCCACCCACTGGTAGGCGGGGCAAACATTAACTTCAGGACCACCCAGGACAAGGCTAAGGCCCTCCTAGGCAAGGACATGAACGGGATCTCGTTTGACGAGGCTGCATTTGAGCCTCACTTGATCCAGATCTATCAAGAGGTTCTGAACCTACGAAGGCTCTCCACTGGCGGACAGCTACACTTTATCGGTACACCTACTGAGGGTATCAACGACTACGCTGACCTGTGGGGGATGGGCGACCCTAAGAATATGGACAGGGACGAGCAGTTCTTCAGCTTCAGGCTTTCGACTAGAGATAATGTCGGCTTTGGGTTGTCAGCTGCCACATTTGATGCTATTGTAAGACAGCAAGCTGAATATCTAGTACCACAAAACATTGATGGCCACTTCATTGAGGCCAGGGACGCCTACTTCTCATCCGAGTCAATTGAGCAGTGCTTCGTTGAAGAGATGATCCCAGAGGCATCACCTGAGAAGCGGCACCGGTACGTTCAGGGCTGCGACCCAGGTATCTCTAGTGATAGTACCTGGACGATTATGATTGACCACACAGCCCCAAATAGGATGCTGGGCGTCCGGGCTAGGACCAGAACAGGCAAGCAAACCATCCAGGCCATCGTAAACATGGTACGAGAAGGTCACCTACTATACAACCAAGACCTCTCCAGCTGCACCACGATTGTGGACGAGACTGGATTTGGAGGCAAGCTATTCAAGCAGGAGTTTTCCGTCATCAGGCCACTACGTGGATACGATTTCGGTGGAACCAAGGCAAAGAAGCTTGAGTTGCTTAGCGACCTTAAAGCAGCCATTGACAAGCGAATGGTCCTATTCCCTAGACAGGGGATCTGGATGCAGCTTCGAAGGCAGCTACTTTCATACAAACTTGACGATAAGAAGTTGGAACAAGACGCTGTTATGGCACTTGCTGTAGCAGTTAAACACGCAATTAGAAATCAATCTGGATACTTGGAAAACCCAGTATTCACATATTTTGGAGGTTCTGATTAATGGCTCAGCCGAAGGTGAAGCTACCAGATAAGGAGCAGAAGGCTCTGTCAATGGCCTCCACAGCACTTATGATGCAGGAGATTGACCCAAACACCGACGAGAACTACTCAGTACTGACAGAGGCTTACAAGCGTAAGCAGATCCAGGAGCCCGAGCAGGCTCGTTTGCGTTCCATGTTCCGCCGGTACGACCACTTCTACTACCCTAACACGATTACACTAGGCGGGGCAGACCACTGGGCAAGCGACCCTTCGGCTCGTACAGCTGGTCGTGCACACGTTTCTGTTAACGTGCACCCTGCTTACGTAAACATCCCATCCTCACTTCAGGCTATCCCACCTATTGTAAACTACGTACCTACAGCAATGGACAAGCAGGGGCGTGCTTCTGCTGCTCGAAGAGAGAGGCTGTACTTTGCTTGGGCCGAGGCCAACGAGTTTGAGGTAAGGCTTGAGGAGGCGTGTCTATACAAGAGTCTGTACGGCCACACTGCTGCCAAGGTTTACTGGGACCCTAAGGCCAAGATCCCTAAGATCACGATCATTGACACCCCAGAGAACCTCCTACTTGGGTATGGTGACTCCAACTACAATCGCATTGACTGGGCTATCTACACCTACGGTCTTAGCCCACAGGCTGTTATGGAAGACTTCGGCATTGAGGTAATCCCCGTTCAAGAGGGCGGCAGCTGGCACCCATACACCTACCACGCAACTCACTCTGACCCTCTTGCCAACCTGTACCACAGGGAGTACGAGCGTCAGCCTAAGCGCATCCAGAGCGAGTACGAGCAGATGCAGATCACCGTACTAGACTACTGGTACAAGCACCCTAGCAAGCCCGGTAAGGCCCCTGTAGTCTGCAATGCACTCATTGTAGGCAACACGGTAGTTTGGATCAAGAAGCACCCAGAGCTGGGCGGAGAGCTTCCGTACATCCCGCTCAGGAACAGCCTGATCCCAGGCAGCCCATACGGTAAGTCAGAGCTGTTTGACGTTGAGCAACTCCTCCGAGAGAAGGACGAGCGAATCACGGCACAGGCTCAAATGATTCAGTCAATTGTCGGCGGGCAGATGTGGCAGCTCGTCGGAGGGGATGCACCAGATGAGGTCCCGGCTAACGCCATTCCTAAGCCTGGCCGAGTTGCCACGCCTGGTCCTGGCAATGAGCTTCGACCTATTACTCCGTTCATCCCTCAGTTCCAGCTTGAAGACTATAACAAGCGGATTGACCGAGAGATCGCGGTGGTAACGGGCCTCAACGATCTTCTGCTTGGCCTTGCGCCTAGCAGTGTTCTTGGTTCGTCCCGTGCCATCGCGTCTCTCGTTGCTAACTATGAACAGAGGATTGCGCCAAAGCGCAAGCTTCTGTACTCCTGGATCAAGAAGGTATGGGAGCTCAGCGCCCGGATGTGGGAGGCCAAGGAGAGACCAATCAGCGAGATTATTGCTGGTGAATACCGACTTGAGATCACACCACCAGAGCTCACTCCTCGGGATACCCTTGAGCTTGCTCAGACGGCTCTCAACCTCGTACAGGGCAGGATCTGGAGCGCAGAGCGCGCAATGGACCGTGTCGGCGTGGAAGACCCAGAAGGCGAGAAGGAACTCATCCGAGACGAGCAGACGGATGCAACACTCAATCCAGCTGCAGTGCTCACGATGGGCCAGTTGATGCAGATGTTCCAGCAGCTCCAGATGATGGCTCCGCAGGTAGCTCAGCAGCAAATGGCTGCTCAGCAAGCTTCAACATCCAATGCATTCCGTCAGGTCGGAGCATCTGGTGGAAGCGAGATGATGAACGGTGGAGAGATGGGAAACCTACCTCCAGAGATGCTTCCAGCAAACGCACAGCAACCAGGTCAGCCTGGGGCCATCCCGCCAGAACAGGCAATGGCAGATCAGATGATGAACGGTCAGTCCCCACTCCCACCGGAGTTGGCTGGCCAGATGGAGGGTTAAATGGCACGTAAGGGTATATTCGGCCGCTCAGCGAGCGGATCACAGAACCTTTCAGCTCTGATCTACGCGCTCCTTAAGGAGGAGCGTCAGGACCAGGAGCAGAACATGCTAACTGCATACAACAACAATATGCGGTCCGGCTCTGCTGCTGGTCTATTCACTATTGACGGTGTAAGCAAGTCAGCCACGGCAAACAACATTGTTGCGTGGTACCTAGCTCAGGCTGCAGCTGCTTCTGCAGCAGGAGACTCTGGCGGGGCAGAGAAGCTTAAGACCAAGGCAGAGGAGTTCCGTATCGCTGCCCTTCGAGACTACGAGAACATCCTAGACGAAGCATACCAGAACGGTAACTCAATTGACCTATCCCTGGTAGGTGGATCTGGGACGGGAAAGATTACTGACGCGGAATACGAGAAGTTTGTTGAGCGTATCGCTGCAGACCCAGCAATGACTGATGCTGACCGTGAGCGACTTAACAACAAGATGTTTACGATCTCATACAGTAGCGCTGCTTCCGACATGGTAAACGGTTACAAGGAAGACAAGTTTAGCGCTGACCAGCTAGTAAAGTTCTACGACAAGGAACTGATTCGGGCCAAGGAAGCTGGTCTTACGGAGGAGTCCCGTACATACCAGGACATCCTTTCTGCCCGAGCTGACGCCTTTGACCGAAGCAAGGCTGACGCTGCTGAGGCCAGAGCCGACAAGGTAGAGACAATGCTTGCAGAGGAGACAGATGCAATCGCAGAGGGGGTTCAGAAGCTTCTTGGAGAAGTGTTTGACGACTACTTTGTGGACAAAAATTCTGTAAAGATCCTAAATAACAAGATTAAAAAGGGTGCTGGAGACGATTGGCTAAGTACATTTAGCAACGTATTAAGAAACAACTCAATTGACGCAGAATCAATGATTACTTCGGCAATGAGCCTATACGGCGTTGACGACGCTACCGCAAAAAATGTTATGGCACAACTAGCTAGTGCAACTGAAGATATCATTAAGCTTCAAGGACAAGGATACTCAAAGGAACTTGCGACTTGGCCGGATTTTGTAGCTGATTTTAGCCACCAGTTTAGCAGCGGAGTCTTTGTTGCTAGCAGCAGAAAGGCTGTTATTGCCCTTTCAAAGGAGCTCAACACCGCCGGTGCATCAATTAGCGTGCCTGGAGCTACAGACCCAATTGTAGCCCAAAAGGCACTGGCGACGTTCATAAGCACGATTGGCGGAGCTGGATTTGACAATATTGCAGACAACAATATCCCAGAAAAAGTTGTTGGAATTGGAAATGGTTTTGTTACTGGATTGTTTGGCGGGAACGATCAGATGACTATTAAAGGTTTAATTACACAGATTTCAAAAGCATCTGGTCAACCAGAATTTGAGGTTGCCCAACAGCTCTCAAGTACGCTTACTCAACTAGAGGTCAACAAAGACTTGACTTCTCTTGGTACGTTCGGAGACGCACTTATGCAGATCGGACTAAACAGGGAAAGGTTGCTTGATGCGGTGGGACCAGAAGGATCAATGACTGTTGCCGACGTACTTAGGATTAAGATCGATTCAACTGAACTGCCCAGGATAATTAAAGAGGACAAGAACCTAGTCAGTGTTTACGCGTGGGACCCTGGGACAAATTACTTTACGTTCCAGGCAATGAATAAATTTGACGTACAGAACGAGGCTAACTATGTACTGGCGTACGATAAGTCTGGGAATCCGTATTACGTTCAGCCGACAAAGGTTTCCGCTTACGGAAACATATCGTTTATCCCTGTACCTGGCGGAGGAAGCAGGGCTAATGGAATTGACCAGAACGACATAATTCAGTTCACTAAGGGAGACAACCTGTCC